TTTTTTACATGCAAAATTGGAAACTTAGGTATAGTTATAGCTATATCAGTTTAAGTTCAAACTAAAACCAATGGGAAAGGGAAGAAAAAAGCTACCAACAGAATTAAAAAAAATGAAAGGGACAATGCAGAAATGTAGAACTCTTGAAAATGAAATGATTGTTGATTTATGTGTTGAGATTCCAGCTTCACCAGATTGGCTTTCACCAATTGGAAAAGAGGAATGGACTAAGATAACTAAACAACTATTTAATTTGAATATGTTGCATCAGGTTGATTTAAAATTGATTGAAGCTTATGTAAATGAGATAGCTATTTATATTGAATGTGAAAAACAACTAAGAGAATCAGGAAGAGTTGATGAGTTTATGAACTCAGAGGGAGAGCTTATTAGGAGGCAAGCCAAGCCATTGGTTAAAATGAAAAATGATGCATTGAATAATGCTTTAAAATTAGCCAGTCAATTTGGGATAACTCCATCAGCAAGGGCATCAATATCAGCTCCTCAAATAAATAACAATACACAAATTAATAATTATTTTGAGTAAATATTATTTTGATAAACAAGCAAGTTATAAAGCAATAGGTTTTATTGAAACTTTTGTAACCCACACTAAAGGAGAGCTTACTGGTCAGCCATTACTTTTGGAAGAATGGCAAAAAGAAATAATTAGTAATTTATTTGGATGGAAAAATAAAGATACTGGATTTAGAAAATATAGAACTTGTTACATTCAAATCCCAAGAAAGAACGGTAAAACAACTCTATGTGCGGCAATAGGATTGTATATGTTATTTGCTGATAAAGAAAGAGGCGGTGAAATATATGCAGCGGCTGGTGATAGAAACCAAGCTAATATAATTTTTGACATAGCAAAGCAAATGATTATTAATAATCCAGAGCTAACAAAAAGAGGCAAGGTATTTAGAAACTCAATAGTTAATGAAAGCAAAGGTAATTTCTTCCAAGCTATTAGTTCAGATAGTTCAACTAAGCATGGCTTCAATGCCAGTTGTATTCTTATGGATGAGATGCATGTTCAAAAAAATAGAGATTTATGGGATACATTATTAACCTCAACTGGAGCAAGAACAGAACCATTATGTATTGCAATTACAACAGCTGGATTTGATAAGCAATCTATTTGTTATGAGCTTTATGATTATGCAAGTAAAGTAAGAGATGGTGTAATTGATGATCCAACTTTCTATTCAGTTATATATGAAGCTACTGATGGAGATGATATACAAGATGAAGAGGTTTGGAAAAAATGCAATCCTAATTATGGTATTAGTTTAAGAAAAGAATACATGGAAAGAGAAAGCCAAAGGGCTATTGATGTTCCATCTTATCAAAATACATTTAAGAGATTAATGCTTAATCTTTGGACAGATTCTAAATCTGTATTTATTCCTCATAGTGATTGGATGAAATGTCATACCAATTTTGATTATGATAAATTAAAAGGGATGGAATGTTGGGGCGGTCTTGACTTAGCATCAACAAGAGATTTATCAGCATTAACTTTAGTGTTTAGAGTAGATGATAAATTTGTTATTTTACCTTTTATATTTGTTCCAAAAGAGAACGCAATCAAAAGAAGCAAAAGGGATGGGGTTGATTATTTAACATATATGAGAGAGGGAGATGTTATTGCAACTGAGGGAGATGTTCAAGATTATAGTTTTATCAGAGCAAAGATAAATGAACTTAGTGAAATATATAGAATCCAATCTATTGCTTATGATAGATGGGGAGCCACTAATTTAATTCTACAATTAATAAACGAAGATGGGATTCCAATGTCCCCACTTGGTCAAGGTTTTTTTTCTTTATCAGCTCCAACTAAAACAGTAGAAAGAGAAATATTAGCTGGTAATATTATTCATAATAATAACAAATGCATGAATTGGTGCTTATCAAATGTAGTAATTCAAGAAGATCCAGCTGGGAATATAAAGCCTTCAAAGGTTAAATCAAAAAATAAAATTGATCCTTTTGTAAGTCTAATATGTGCTTTTGCTGAAATGATGAGTGAAGAACAAAGTGATAGTATTTACGACAATAGGGGACTTTTAATATTATAACTATGGATTCAAAAATAATAGCATTATTAACACCAGAGGGATTTGATGAAAGATTCTGGGACAATGCATCTAAATATAAAACTTATAAAAAAGCTTATGAGAAACTTGAGGATGAATATGAAACTTATTTTGGTAAGCGTAAATATTCAGACTATAATTCTTATAGAGTTTGTAGAGATAGAAGAATAAAAAAAGGTAACAATGTTACACATAGAAGAGATTTTTAATTAATATTATTGTGAAAAATATTTTAATCTTTGGGCTTAATAGATAACATTAGAACTTTATTTACTGGTAATAGTTCTAAGAAGATAGATAAAAGAGGAATAAGTTTAAATACAATATTCCCAGATGCTGATGTTTTTGATTCTGATAAAGCATTAACTCTTACATCAGTTTGGAATGCAATCAGATTACTTTCTGAAAGTGTTTCATCTTTACCGATTACAGTTTACAGAAAAGAAAATAATGGGGATAAAGTTGAGGATGTAAACAATAGAATTTACAATCTTATAAAATTTAAACCAAATAACTTTCAAAATAAAATAACATTCTTTGAATATGTTATGTATTCAATCTTAACAGATGGTAATGCTTATGTTCAAATTGTAAGAGATAACTCAGCAAATCCTGTTCAACTCATTCCTTTAAATCCTGATTATGTAAATATTTTTATAAAAGAAAATGAGCTATTCTATCAAATGGATGGCGGTAGTGTTTTGGATAGTGCTGATGTTTTACATATAAAACTAATAACAGATGATGGGATTGAGGGGCTTTCACCTATTGACCAATGTGCTAAAGCTATTAATTGGAGTTTATCAATGGAAGAGTTTGGAAGTACATTCTTTAAGAATGGAGCAAAACCAAGCTCAGTATTATCAACTGATAGGGCATTAAGTGAAACAGCAATTGAAAGATTAAAAAATAGTTTTAATAGTTCTTATGCAAAACTAAAAAGCTCAAACTCAACTATTATTCTTGAAGAGGGATTATCATTTAAACCAATTTCAATCTCACCTGAGCAGGCTCAATTCTTAGCATCAAGACAATTTGGAATAGAAGAAATAGCAAGAATATTTAATATACCACCTCACATGCTAAAAGATTTATCTAAATCAAGTTTTAATAATATAGAAATGCAATCTCAAGAATATGTTACTTATACATTAATGCCTTATTTAACAAGGATAGAACAAGAGATGAATCTCAAATTATTTAGAACTAATGAACTTGGTAAAACATTTGTTGAATTTAATGTCAATGGATTATTAAGAGGAGATGTAAAAACAAGAAATGAAGCATATAAAACCGCAATTCAAAATGGTTATATGAGTATAAATGAAGTAAGACAAAAAGAAAATTTAAACTCAATAGAGGGTGGAGATCAACATTTTATTCAAATGAATATGACTACAATTGAAAATATAGGAGATGCCAGCGTATAAATGTGAAAATGGTAAATATAGATGGGGTGCTACTGGCTCATGTAAATATGATTCAAAGCAACAAGCTGAGGATGATAATAAAGATTATTATAGAAACATAACAATAGTTTCTGGCTCACCTTGTTCAGGGAAAAATACTTATGTAAGAAACAATAAAAAAAGAGGTGATATTGTTTGGGACTTTGATAAAATTCATTCAGCATTAACTGATGAATCAACTCATAATCATATTGAGCAAGTTAGAAAATATATCTTTTCAATGAGAGATACTTTTTACAATGACTTAGAAAAGGAAAAGGATTTAAGAGTTTGGATTATAAATTCATCACCAATAAGAAGTGTAAGAAATGAATTAGCTAAAAGATTAAATGCTAATATAGTTTACCTTAAAAGAACTAAAGAAGAATGTCTTAGAGTGGCTGAGAATGAAAGACCAGAGGAATGGAAAGGTTACATTGAAAACTACTTTGAAAGATTTGAAGACATTGAAGAAAATGAAAATATTAATATTATAGAAGTCAAGGCATTAAGTGATATTGATTTAACACCAACTCAAGGAATGATTGATGAGGCAAGAAAGGGGCTTGAGTGGAGAAAAGAATTTGGAAGAGGTGGGACTGAGGTTGGAATCCGCACAGCAAGAATGATAATAAACAATGAACTTACTCCTGATAGAGTTACAAGAATGTTTAGTTTTCATTCAAGGCATCAAGTAGACAAAGAGGCGGAGGGCTACAACTCAGGAGAAAAGGGCTACCCATCTAATGGGAGAATCGCAATAGCTCTATGGGGAGGTGATGCTGGTTTTTCTTGGTCAGAAAGGAAAAGAGATGAGATAGTAGAGGAGGAAGAAAAAAGAGTTAGTGCTAAAATAAAAACAGCATTAGAGAATAAAAGAGATGAGCATAATGAAGAAATTAAAGAACTTAGTTTGGATTGGGATGGCTCTGTTACTTTACCAATGTTGGAAAAGGTATTTGATAGAGGGGTTGGTGCTTATAATACTAATCCTCAATCAGTAAGACCAACAGTTAAATCTCCTGAGCAATGGGCATTAGCCAGAGTGGGAAGTTTTTTATATGCTATGAAAAAAGGTAAATTTAGAAGTGGTAAGCATGATACAGACTTACTACCAAGTAAACATCCAGTAAAAAAAGAAATGGAAGAAAAAAATTTAGATATGAATATAGATTGTAATGATTGTTTTAAAAACAAAAGAGAATTAGTAGGTACTATGATAACAGATGGAATTGAATTACCATTGTTTAGCACAAAAGAGGAAGCAGAGAAAATGGCTGAAGAACTGGGAGGAAGTGGTTCGCATCCGCATTCTATAGATGGTAAAGAGTATTTTATGCCATTTGATTCACATGAACAATGTAAGATGATGATGTCAAAAGATAAAAATATGGAAGAGGAAGAAGTAATGGAAGAATCATATCACTATGATAAAGATGAAGAGGAAGATGAAAAAAAATTCAGAAATAATAATCCTAATGTAGAAAAAAGAACATTTAATCTTGAAAGTAAAATTGAAACAAGAGAGGTTGATGGTAAAGAAAAAAATGTTGTGGTAGGTTATGGTAGCGTATATAATTCAAGAAGTGAGAATCTTGGAGGGTTTTATGAGTATATATCAGAGGGTGCTTTTACTGATGAGCTAATTAATTCATCTGATGTAAGAGCATTAATAAATCATGACCCAAATTTAATACTTGCAAGAAGCAAAAATGGTAAAGGTACTTTAAAATTAAATGCTGATTCTAAAGGTTTGAAATATGAGTTTGTAATGCCAGATACATCTTATGCAAGAGATTTATTAATTAACATGAAAAACAATAATTTAAACCAAAGCTCTTTTGCTTTTACTATTCCATCAGGTGGGGATGAGTGGAGTTCAGATGAATCTGGTAATAATATAAGAACAATCAATAAGATTGATAGGATATTTGACATCTCTGTTGTTACATATCCGGCATATTCTCAAGCGGCTTCTGATGTAATGGTAGCACAAAGGGGATTGAAAGAATATAAAGAAACAAAGAAATTAGTCAAGCATTCTCTTCTTGGACTAAAAATTGAAATAAATAAGAGAAAATAATAATTAAAATTAAATTTAAATGAAAACATCAATTGAATTAAAAGAGTTACGTTCTGACATAATCTCACAATTGGAGAATATCAAAGATGTTGCTTCAACTGAGAAGAGGGACTTAACTGAAGATGAAAACAATCAAGTTGATGGATTATTAACAGAGGTTGATAATCTTGATACAAAGATTGAAAGAGCTGAAAAAATGGAAACTATTAAAAGAAATAGTGCTGTTGTTTCAGGAGTAGAAACTAAAAAAGTTGAGAAAGAAATCAGAAGCTATTCTTTCCAAGATGCATTCAAACAAGCTTACTCTGGAAGAGTAGAGGGACTTGTAAAAGAAATGGATCAAGAGGCAAGAAATGAATCAAGATATACTGGTCAATCTTACAAAGGAATAGGTATTCCATCAAGCATATTAACAAGAGCAGAGATAGCTACATCAGCTGGAAGTGCTACTGATGTAATGGCTTGGACTGACCAATTAGAAGCAAATCTTGTTTTAGCAAGTGCTGGAGCTAATTTTTACAGCGGTATTAATGACATGAAGTTCCCAGTATTTTCTTCTATAAATTCTGGATTCGTTGCTGAAACTGGTGGCTCAGCTCCGGCGGCTAATGGAACAGCTTCAAGTGTTACTTTAACACCAAGCAAATTAATTTCTATTGTAAATGTATCTGCTGAGGCAATGATTCAAAACCCATCTCTTGAGGCGGCATTAAGAAGAAACATGGCTCAAAGTGTAGCAGCTACTTTAGAATCAGCTTTATTAGATACAGCTGATGTTACATCTGCACCAGCTTCTATCTTTGCTGATGCGGGTACTGGACCAACTGGTGCGTTTACAGCGGCTAATGCTATTGAAATGGAAGCAAAATTGCTACAAAATAAAGTTGATTTACAGGGTGCAAGAATGGCTTACTTAATGGATGCTGATGCTTATGCAAAAATTAAAACAGAAGCTCAAGTAAGTTCAGTTAGTCCAGCGTATGATCTAAGAGATAAAACTGTTAATGGGTACTTTGCATTTGTTTCATCTGCTGTTGCAGCAAATGGTGAGGCAAGTAAAGACCATGTATTAATGGGAGATTTCTCAAAAGTACACATTGCTCAATTTGGAGGAATAGATGTTCTTTATGATCCTTACACTAATGGAGGTATCGGAGTGCCAAGATATGTATTAACATCTCTTGTTGGAGGTGATGCTGTACAAAATGGCACGGCATTTGTTAAATTAGTTGAGGCATAATAATTAGTATTAATTAAAGGGGTGGCTTAATACCCATCCCTTTTTTTTAAATTTAACTATGAGAGCATTTAAAGTAGTAACAGCAGCAACAAGTAATCCAATAACATTAACTGAAGCAAAAACTCATTTAAAAGTAGATACAACAGCAGATGATACATTTATCACTAATTTAATTAAATCAGCTACATCATCAGCTCAAGAATATACTAATAGATTTTTTATTCAAACTACAATCCAACAAGTTGGAGATAAATGGGAGGATATAAGTAATTTATTTAAATCACCAGTTTTAAGTGTTACTAATATTAAATATGTTGATCCAGATGGAACATTGCAAACATTAAACACAGATATTTATTTTGTTGATGATGTTAATAAACCAGCAAGGATTGGATTAAAACCAAATAAATCTTTCCCAGAGATTATTGATAGACTAAATGCTGTACAAGTAAACTATGTTGTAGGAATAGCAGCTGGACCAGATGAGGTTGATGAGGGTATAAGGCAAGCTTTATTATTAACCATAGGTAATTGGTATCAGAATAGGCAAGCGGTTGTTACAGGAACAATAGCAACTGAGCTTCCAATGAATGCTAAGTTTTTATTAGACCAATATAAAATTCAGGTATGCAGATAGGGCATCTTGATAGAAGAGTTACTTTGCAAAACTATGTTACAAGTGCTAATAGCTATGGTGAGTTAATTGAATCTTATAGTGATTATAGAACAGTTTGGGCTAAAGTAGATTTTACTGGTGGTAGTCAATCTGATGAATTTGATAGAATTACAGCAATAAGCAAAGTAAAGTTTTTTATTAGAAATCTTGACTTAGCAAACTTAACCGAAAAAACAAGAATAAGCTATGATAGTAAATTATATTACATTCAAGCAATAAATGAGATAGAGGGTAGAGAGAGTTTTTTAGAAATCATAACAGAGCAAAGAGATTAAATGAGTTTTAGTAGAGCAACAGAAAGAGTAACATTTAAGATGGAGGGTTTGAAAGAACTACAAGATTTATTTTCTCAATTACCTAAAACATTGAACAATGATAAGATGTTCAATAAGTTCTTTAGAGAAAACTCAAAACCATTAATCAAAGAAGCCAGAGCGAATCTTGTAAAAGAGAAAGCTGATAAAACTGGAAGATTAAAAAGGTCAATTGGTTATTTTACAACGAGAAGATCAAGAAAGTTTTTAGGCGGGTTTGTTGGTCCAAGAGTTAAAGGAGCTTTTGGAGCTGGTAAAAAAAGCAAATCTGGTGAGGGTAAATCAGGATTCTATGGTGCTTGGATTGAATATGGTGATGAGGTAATGTTTGGAGGTAGAGGACCAATGAAAAGAGCAAAGAAATACTTTGAACCAGCTTATCAATCTACTAAAGGTATAATGTTAAAAAATACTTTTAAAGATGCTGAGAAAGTAATTGCAAGAACTGTTAAAAGCTATGCAAAGAGAACTGAGAAATATGGAATATTTGGAAGATAATGAAAGTAGGATTAGCATTATATAGTTTATTGAGTACCAATGGAGAGGTTAGTTCAGTTGTTGGAACAAGAATCTTTCCCAACGTAGCACCTCAAACAACGACATTCCCATTCATAATTTATGAAGTGGATGGTGATGATCCAAATGATACAAAAGATGGAGTAAGTACAGTAGATGTAAACAATGTTACTGTAAGCTGTTATTCTAAGTCATATAGTGATGCAAGTGATTTGGCATTAAAAATAAGAACAGCATTAGATAGACAAAGCGGAACTCATGGAGGGGTTTCAATTCAATCTATTCAATATGATAGTTATAATGATATTTTTGATGATAACCATGAGGATGGGGTGTTTAGGAAAGCAATAGATTTTAATGTAAGGATTATTAATACAGCATAATGAAATATAAATTAGAAAAGAATTTAAGAATGTTTGGTAAAGTTTACCAAGCTGGTGAATCAGTTGAATTAAAAGAAGAGGATTATAAGAGGCTCAAGAAATTGGGTTATTTTAAAACTAAAAAAAAGAAAGTAAAAGATGGCGACAATAACAGTTCAAACGATAACTGAAAGCGGAATAACTCCCACCTTTGCAAGTGCAACAGCAGATGGAGATGTAATGGATAATGATGGAAAGACCTTTCTCATGATTAAGAATGGAGGAGGTGAGTCAATTACTGTTACAATAACTGCACAAGTTACATCATTTGATGTTGGTGCTTTCGGCCCATTAACTAAAAGTAATGCAACTATTGCTGTTGGTGCGGGTGCTGAGGGTATGATTGGACCATTTGCTCCTTTAGCTTTTAATACAAATGATTCACAAATAAGTATAACTTATAGCGGAGTTACAAGCGTAACTGTTGCAGGGTTTAGATTAGATAATTAATTAATTAAATAAATAAATAGAAATGGCAATTTTAAATGGAACTGAATTAAAAGTGTACAGCTCTGGGACAACTAACTTAGTAGCTTTTGCACAAAACTGTACTTTGACAGTTAATCAAAGTATAAGAGAAATAACTAACAAAGAATCAGCTGGATTCAAAGAATCATTAGAGGGATTAAGAGATTTCACTATTGATGTTGATGGTGCTTATGCATGGACTGATGCAAGTGGATCGGCTTTAACTAATGGTGCTGATGATATATTACAAACGAATGTATTAAATGCAAGACAAAAAGTTGATTTTATCTTTGGAGATACAACTACTACATCTGATGTATCTTATGCTGGTAGCGGGTTTATCACATCAATGAGCTTAACTGGCGGTACTGAAGATACAGCAACTTATTCTCTTACAATAGAGGGTACTGGAGTTTTAGCTCAAACAGTTAATTAATAATAACTTTTGGTGGCGGTGCTTGGTAATTCTTTCGGTGAGTTACTGAGCATCAAAACCATTTAAAAATACTTACTGAAATGAATTATAAAATAATAACAATAGGCAAAGATGACCATCCAATTAAGTT